TTCTTAAAATTGCATTAAAAGATAGAATGTTTAAAGGAATAGATAAAAGAGAATTATTAGGATATATTGAAGGTGCTAAACAATTTGTTAGATATATGAAAAGTCATTCAATGGAATCTGTAAATGAATCAAGGTATAATGTAAAGAAGGCCATAAAGATAGCTAAAAAAATGGGTGGTAATATGACAGGAGCCGTTAAGAAAATTGAAAAGATTCAAAAGGGTTTATCCAAACAAATTGAAGTAGAAGATGCACTTAGAAAGGCAAATGAATCCGTAAATGAAAGAATGGATAAGAGACAAGGTACTGAGACTTTAAAACAATTGGGTGGTAATAAATTTATTGCTATGACTGGAGCAAAAGATTTCGGAGTAGGCCCTAAAGGGATGTCTTTTAAAATTGGTAGAAATTCAAAACGAGTTAATTATATAAGAATTGATTTAAAAAATGATTTATATAATATGGAATTTATGTGGGTATCTAAAAGGGGTGTAAAAGTAGTTAAAAAAGTAAAGGGAGTTTATAACGACCAATTACAAAAAGTGTTTACCAAATATACTGGTATGTATACTCGTTTATAGGAGCAGATAGTGAAAATAACTAAATCACAATTAAAGGAAATTATTAAAGAACTCGTTAGAGAAACTTGACCTGGTGATGAAGAACTTCAGGATGAAGTTTATGTTGAGAATAAAATGAAACTAACAAAATCAAAAATTAGAAAATATAATAATATAGCAAGTAAGAATAAAAACCCTGTTATGGCAAGGGTAGGCCATGTTTGGTATACTTGGTTAGAAGGAGCTAATGGAAGTGTATTTTTAACTACTAAAAGTGGTAGAGATATTGAATTCAATTATAATCAAATTGATGATATTCGGGAGAGTATAACGAAAATATCTAAAACAAAATTACGAGAAATGATTGGGGAAGAAATTGAACAGTTAAATGAATTATCAATGGCACCTTTTAGTTCAAAAGAAGCAAAACTTCATGTAAGTGCGGATATTAAAGATATGTCAAAGATTTTAGGAAAGTCATCACACCAAATCATTAAAATAATGATGAATGGTGTAAAAAATGGTAAATATGACGCAATGGATATTTCAAGAGGCATAAAAGAAGGACCAGCAGGAAGAACACATTATGGAGAGATGGATTTTATTCAAGAATTGTGGTATAAAGTTCGTGATGGTTTTAGAAGGTATTCAAAAAATAAAAAGTTAAGGAGATAAAATAATGGCAATGGTAACAACATCGGTAGATTTGAATGGATTATTTTCCGATTCAAAATTTTCGAAGAAGAATATGAAAAGTGAATCTATATTGCTTGAAACTAAAGAAATTCTAGATGAACAGATTGAGTTATTAGAAGCTGATGGCGGACATTCAGAATTTGTAACAACTGTTAAGCGTAGGTTATCAGGTGTAGAAAATAGACTTTCAGGATCTTTTTATTCTGGGTCTATGGTGACGTTAACTAGAAATATTGAATTTACCACTAATGAAGATGGAAGTTTTACTGGTAATTTTGATCCAACAAGTTAGATAAATATCAATGGAATGGTTAAAGAAATTATTTGCTACAATTTTGGGACTTTTTGGTTTAAGTACTATTTTAAGTGCTAATAAATCAAAGGAAGTTAAGGAATTAAAGAAAATAATTAAAGAAAGTAAAACAAAAACGAAAAAGGTTGCTAAAGAAATTGAGAAGTTACAAGACGATAAACAAGCAAATAAAAAAGATATCACAAATCTTAAAAGAAATCTTACACGAACTAAGAATGAAATAAAAAAAATGGAGAAAGCTTTCGAAGAAGATGAAGTTGAATCTGCTGAAGAATTTCTAAGAAAGTTTGCTAAAAAATAATATGAAATATTTATGGATATTGCTGCTATTTGTCCCACTATTTGGGCAACAAACTTTTACACAAGAAGAAGCGTTGGACATGATTAAACAACGTGATGCCGAATGGGAAAGTAAGTTAGGAAAATTAGAATCTATTGATAGTGCAAAGACAGTTCAGATTGGTCAATATGAAGATTTGGTCAAAGACTTAGAAGACCAAGCTAATCTTGATTCTTTAATAATAGTAGCAAAAGGTAAACAAATAGAAGCCTTAAAGGCACAAAATGAGGCCAATGAAAAAATGGCTGGGTTAGCAAAACCAAGTTGGTATGAGAATAAGTGGTTGTATTTTACATATGGAGCGGCCGCAATAATTATACCGACTTATTTTGGAATCCAAATAGCAGACTTGGCAAACTAATGGATAAATCTGATTTAAAGATTGCAATTAAAAAAGAATACATAGAGTGTGCAAAAAATCCTGCATATTTTATGAAAAAGTATTGTATGATCCAACATCCGATTGAAGGTAAAATACCTTTTCATTTATATGATTTTCAAGAAAAAACACTTAGTGAATTCGTTAATAACAGATATAATATTATTTTAAAAGCAAGACAATTGGGACTTTCTACATTAACTGCTGGATATTCTTTGTGGTTGATGACTTTTCATAATGATAAGAACATATTGGTAATTGCTACAAAACAAGATACTGCAAAAAATCTTGTAACTAAAGTTAGGGTAATGCACGCAAATTTACCAGGTTGGTTAAGGTCTGTATGTGTAGAAGATAATAAGTTATCATTAAGATATAAAAATGGTTCACAAGTTAAAGCAGTTTCTTCTACTGAAGAGGCTGGACGCTCAGAAGCATTATCGTTGTTAGTTTTGGATGAAGCGGCTTTTATTGATAAAATTGATGGTATATGGGCAGCATCTCAACAAACTCTTGCAACAGGAGGTGATTGTCTTGTATTATCTACACCAAATGGTGTTGGTAATTGGTTTCATAAAACTTGGGTAGGTGCTGAAGAAGGAAATAATCAGTTTAATTTCTTAAAACTTCATTGGACTGTACATCCTGATAGAGAACAAGAATGGAGAGATGAACAAGATAAAAATCTTGGACCAACTATGGCAGCTCAAGAATGTGATTGTGATTTTATAACATCTGGTCATATGGTGGTTGATGGTAAAGTTCTTGAGAAGTGTAAGGAAATTCATGTTAGAGAACCAATAGAACATCGTGGTGTTGATGGTAATTTATGGATATGGGAGCCTCCAAATTATACTCGTAATTATCTTATATCTGCTGATGTTTCTCGTGGGGATGGAAGCGATTTTTCAGCATTTCATGTTATGGATATTGATAGGGTTGAACAGGTAGCAGAATATAAGGGTAAAATGTCTACCAAAGATTTTGGTAATTTGTGTTTAAATACTGCACTTGAGTATAATAATGCATTACTTATAGTTGAAAATAATAATATTGGGTGGGCAGCATTACAACAAATTATAGATAGAGAGTATGATAACCTATTTTATACAAGTAAAGATTTACATTATGTTGATGTACAACATCAAATATCAAATAAATATAGAAATCTTGAAAGGAATATGGTTCCTGGGTTTAGTACAACAATAAAAACACGCCCAATGATAGTAGCAAAACTTGAAGAATATTTTAGAGAAAATGAAATTATTGTACATTCAAGTAGGTTAATTGATGAACTTTTTGTGTTTATATGGAAAAATCAGAGAGCAGAAGCTATGAGTGGATATAATGACGATCTTGTTATGAGTTTTGCAATAGGATTATGGGTTAGAGATACAGCATTAAGATTAAAAAACGAAGGAATAGAATTACAAAAAAAGGTTTTAGGTAAGCTTTTACAACATGAACCAGTTTACGCTTCAGATGATGGTAAAGCTGATGGCTGGGAGTGGGATACTGGTTATGAAAAAGAAAGCTTGGAATGGTTAATAAAATAAAGAGGTAAATTATGGCAGATACAACATTAAGAACTAGATTAAAAAGACTATTTTCTACAAATGTCATTGTACGACATGCTGGTGGAAGAAAATTAAAAATTGCTGATACAGATCAGGTTCAATCAGCAGTGAAACGAGGTCTTGCAGATAGATTCACTAAATTATATTCTAATATGGCTGGAGGTACTGGCAAAGCAGAACAGTTGTTTCATGCAGCACAACGATTGGCTTTATTTAGAGATTATGAGACTATGGATGCAGATCCAATTATTTCGTCAGCTCTTGACATTTATGCAGATGAATCCACAATGAAATCTGAATATGGTAAAGTACTAGATATTCGTTCAGATAATGATAATATACATGATATTCTTCATAATCTTTTTTATGATATATTAAACATAGAATTTAATTTATGGCCTTGGGTTCGTAATATGTGTAAATATGGGGATTTTTACCTAAATTTAGATATATCAGAAAAATATGGTATTACAAATGTAGTTCCACTTTCAGCATATGATGTTTCTCGTATTGAAGGTGAGGATCAAGAAAATCCTTATTTGGTTCAATTTGAAGTAGAAGGAAGTGATACAAGACATACTTTAAGTAGTGTTGGAAAAACTAATTTTGAAAATTATGAAATAGCACATTTTAGATTGTTAAATGATAGTAATTTTCTTCCTTATGGAAAGAGTATGGTTGAAGGGGCTCGTAAAGTTTGGAAACAATTGTCACTTATGGAAGATGCTATGTTAATACATCGCATCATGAGAGCTCCAGAAAAAAGAATTTTTAAAATTGATATTGGAAATATTCCACCAGCGGAAGTTGATAATTATATGCAAAAAATTGTTACTAAAATGAAAAAGGCTCCAGTAATTGACCAGAATACTGGTGATTACAATTTACGATATAACATTCAAAATCTTACAGAGGATTTTTTCTTACCAGTTCGTGGTGGTGATAGTGGAACTTCAATTGATAATATGGCTGGTCTTACTTATGAAGCGGTAGATGATATTGACTATTTGAGAAATAAGTTAATGGCGGCGTTAAGAGTTCCTAAGGCGTTTCTTGGATATGAAGAAAATGTTGGTAGTAAAGCAACTTTAGCGGCAGAAGATGTTAGGTTTGCTAGAACTATTGAAAGAATACAGAGAATTACAGTTAGTGAATTAACAAAGATTGCGATTGTTCATTTATACGCACAAGGATATACTGATGCAGACCTTGTAAATTTTGATTTAACACTTACAAATCCATCTACAATATATGAAGAAGAAAAAGTTGAGTTGTGGAACAGTAAACAAAGTCTTGCTTCAAGTATGATTAATGATAAAATAGTAGATACAGAATGGGTTTATACTAATATTTTTAAATTTACAGAGGAAGATAAGAAGGAAATAAGACTTGGTATTATTAAAGATCAAAAACGTAAGTTTAGGTGGGAACAATTAGAGTCTGAAGGAAATGATCCAGTTCATAGTAAAGAGGCGGTAGGAACACAAGGTGCGATGATGTCTGGGGGAGAAGGAGATTCACCAATGGGTAGATCAGGAAAAGAATTGGAGATTGAAATACCAGAAGATGGTTGGCCAGGAAGTGGCCGTCCAAAGGAAGGACCTAAATATGGTAAAGATAGTAGTATAAGAGGTCGTGATCCACTTGGAGCTCATGATAAGAGGAAAGGTGGTAGTGGAAATCCAAAATATGGGATTGCATTAGCACATTATGATTCTTTATTGAAAAGTATGGGTACTATTGGAAAAGGTGAGAAAAGAATCTTATTAGAAACATCTGATGTAGAAGAAGAATATAAAAATGAAATATCATCATCGTTAAGTAACGATTCAAATGATTAATTATTAGAAGTTTTTATATTTATTGTTGACAAATTATAGTTAAAAGAATGGAGTAAGCAAATGAGTCAAAAAGTGAAACACTCTAAAATAAAAAATACAGGGATATTGTTTGAATTATTGACACGACAATTGACTGTTGATGTAATTGATGGAGTAGATCAAACAAAAACAGTTAAATTAATTAAAGAGTATTTTGGTAAAAATACATCTCTAGGAAAAGAACTACGATTATATCAGGTTTTACAGACAGAAAAATATTCATCTACTGATAAAGCTCATAGACTTATAGATGCTGTTGTTTCAACTCGTCAGAAAATAAAAAATTCTGATTTACGTAGAGAAAAGTATAATCTTGTAAAGTCAATTAAAGAAAATTATAAAATAGAAGATTTTTTTAATGCCAGAATTCCTAATTATAGAATGTTTGCATCAATTTATAAGTTATTTTTGGTAGAAAGTTCTTTTTCTATTTTTGATCCAAAGGAATCTGTAGAAAGTAGGTTTACAATCTTGGAGAATATAACTAGTAAGAAAGTTACACCAAAGCAGAAGGAGAATAAAGTTATAAAAGAATTTGAAAAATCAGAAAAGGATTTAAGATTACTTTCTTATCAAATTATGGTTGATAGGTTTAATTCTAAATATAGTACATTGAATGCACCTCAGAAAAATTTATTAAGAAAATATATTAGTAATATTTCTAATACAAATTCATTAAAAGAATTTATTAATGAAGAAGTAGTAAAAATTAAAAAGATTATTTCTAAATTTTTACCTAAAATAGATAATAAAATTACTAAAATTAAAATAACTGAAGCTGTTAAACAATTGGATAATTTAACTAAAGGTAGAATTGTAAGAGATAATCAAGTAGTGTCTTTAATGCGTTATTATGAAATGATAAAAGAATTAACTACTATATCTGAGAAAAAAAATGGATAAAAATAGTAAATTAATAGAAATTATTAAAGAATTAGTTAAACAAGAATTAGAAGAAATTACAACCACTGCTAGTGCAGGGGGGCAGTATATGACTCCACATGCTTTTTCTAAAAAGAAATTGAAAAAGAAAAAGGCAGGATATGGTGGTGGACATGAAGATCCAAACATTGGAGGAAGTTACATATTAGCTAAAGATTCAAAGTTGAGAGGTGGAGCAGTAGGGAAGGGTGGTGTAACTCATCATAAAAAAATAAATAGACCAAGTGGTAAAATAAACGAATCAGTAAAAATGCACGCTATTAGTGGAAATAAAAGATTTATGACCAAAACTGCTATTCCTATATTGAAAAAATATGGTATAAAGAATATTAAAGCACACAATATAGGTGGATATTTTTTAGAATTAAGATTTCCAATAGATTCAAGGAAATTGAAAGATCTTGATAAAGAATTAAAACGAAAAAATAAAAGAGCATATGGTGGAATAGTAGAAGGTAGATATCACGCTTGGAGAAATGATGATAGTAAAACCCCGAAGCAAAAAATTGGAATGGCTATGAGAGAAACTCGTGATAACCTAACAGAGTTAGAACGAGTTGTAAGGTATAATGTTAAATTAAAGAACGAGTTGAAGGTGGACTCCAGAGATTATTGGAAGAATACCCATAAGGCTTTAAGTAAAATTAGTGAGAGGTTAGTTAGATTAGCGAATAAGGTCGGTCAGTTACATTAATATTAAATATGACCTTCCAAGAGAACAAAAAATCCTATATGGATTCGCTGTTTAGTATATCTACACTTTTAAAGAGGTGGTATACCGAGACGCAACGAAAAGATGTAGATAAGAATTATATGA